ATATAATTGCACCGAATTATACACAGGTGCCTAATGTTGTTGTTGATGAGCTTGCATCTCAGCTAAGCGATTCTGCTTTCAAATTGTATGTGGTTCTTATCCGCAAAACTAAAGGATGGGATCAATCACGTGATGCTATTTCAATTAGTCAGTTTGAAAAAATTACTGGCAAAAGCCGTCCAACGGTTGTGAAAGCAATTGAAGAGTTGGTGAAATTGCGTTTAGTTCGCAAAACTGGATGCACAAAATTTGGCAATGAATATGAATTAAATTTGAGTTTTTCAATTGATGGAATACTACTAAATTTCCCAAGTAAAAAATCTTTACTAGTTAAAAAATTTAACCAAACTAGTAAAAAATCTTTACTGCTACTAGTTAAAAAATTTAACACACAAAAGAAACTATCAAAAGAAACTATCAAAAGAATAGATTCGGGTAGCAAAAAAGACTCTAAAAAATTCTCAGAAAATTTTGAGAAGTTCTGGTCTACATATCCATCATGTAAACGAAAATCAGACAAGTCTGGCACTGCCAAAACTTTTGAAAAGTACGAAAAGGCATTTGAACTTGACACAGTGATTTCAATTTTAGAACTGCAAAAAATTGATGAACAATGGACAAAACAAGATGGTGAATTTATTCCATCGCCTACTTCATGGTTAAACAAAAAGCATTGGGAAAATGATTATTGGATTTCAAAGATCCAAGCTCAACCAGCAACACAAGTAAACAATGGTCCGATTATTGAGCAACAACCTACTCAATTCAAAGGGGTAAGAAGACAGTTCAAAGGGGTTAATGCATGATCGAGCTATATTCAATCCCAGTAGAGCAATATGTTCTTTCTGCATTCATGTCATTCAATCAGGGTATGGATGATTTTATTGAGCAGCTTGAAGCAGAAGATTTTTATGCATCACAACACCAAGTCATTTTTAAACACATTCGTGCTCAATATTTAATTGGTGAAGCTTTTGACGAGATCACTATTTGGCAACAAATCCGTGCCAATGCTAATGAATCAAGAGTGATTGATGAATCCTTCATAGTCAATTTGATGAGCCGTGTTCCTCAAGTATCAATCTTAGGCACACACGTAAAAACACTTAAGGACTTATCAGCACGTAGAAAGCTAAATGAAATAGGAAAGGCCATTACTACGCTGTCAATTGATATGGTTGGGCATAGTTCTGATTCTGCCATCAATAAGGCACAGTCACTGTTACAAAACATGAGCCATAGTGCTAGTGATGACTACTTAAAACATGCTCATGAATTCACAAAAGAAGCTATAGGCGAGTTCTTGGCACGACACGAGGCGCTTCATAGCCAAGTTCCATTTGATGGTGGAATTAGAACAGGTTTTACCGCCCTTGATCATAAGTTAGGGGAAGTTGGGAAAGGGGATTTGGTTATCATTGGTGCACGCCCTTCAATGGGTAAGACAACGTTTGCTCAGAACTTGGCTGCCGATATGTTTATTAATCAAGGTTTGCCTGTCTTATTTGTTTCTATCGAAATGAAGGGGAAGCAAATTATGCAAAGAATGATTAGTGGTATCGGCGGGGTTGAATTAAAAAAAGTCCTAACTGGAAATATTACCCCAAACAGTGATGATCTTTTGATGATCAACACAGCGGCCAATACTATTGAAAAAGCACCTTTCATGCTTGATACCAACAATAGGTCTACCACTTCAACAATCAGAAGGTCAGCAAGAAAGTTACAAGCTAAATATGGGAAAGTTGGTGCCATTTTTGTTGATTACATTCAAAGGGTCATACCACTTAATAAAAATAACTTTGGTCGATCTGACAAAGAGCTAGGGGAGATTTCAGGCGAGTTAAAAAGGATTGCAGGTGATTTCGATTGTCCAGTTTTTGCTTTAGCACAGCTCAACCGAAGTTTGGAAAACCGCAAGGATAAGCGCCCTATTAATGCAGATTTAAAGGACTCAGGGGATATTGAGCAAGATGCAGACATCATCATGTTTATTTACCGCGATGAAGTATATAACCCTGGTTCAAAAGATGCTGGTACAGCGGAAATCATCATTGGTAAGGCTCGTAATGGCTCAATTGGTACAGTTCGATTAGCAACAGATTTAGCAAGAGCAACCTTTACTGACCTAAGCCCTGAATATTACCAATCTCAAATGTTAGGGGACCATATATGAAAACGTTCCTAATCATTATGACCGTTGTTTGTATTGCAACTTTTATGGGTTTAGTTGTGGCTGCAATAGCTGCAAAGCTGCACCAGTATTCAGGTAACCGAGCTAAATTTCGTTTTTCTTTGGCTTTCATGGATATCACTTTTTTTCTTTTTATGTATATCGGCTCTAGCTGTATTTGATGGGGGTAAGTATCTGGCGTTCGCTCATTTAACTCAATTTTTGTTGTCTTTATACCTAATTTTTTACCGTTCTAATAAGTGGGAGCGCAAAGCATGAGCCATAAAATAATTAAACCCGACCTTGATTTGGTTTTTGCGAGAATTGCCATTTTTGGAATGTTGGCAAGTCTTTTTGCTGTTTCATATGTCAATGGACATCCATCATGGCTGACATGGGTTGTCATGTTATTGGGTGTGTTCTCAATCTTTGAAGCAGCAATTAAAGCTGATGAAGATGCATTGGCAGCTAACGGCCTTGCAAAGATCATTATCTCTCACTCTGGAAAACTTGCCTCGCAAAGGATGAATACAAGTTTGTTGCTGAGTCACTAGATGATCTCTATGTGCGCGAGTGTAAAAAGACGAATGAGCTTAAGAAATCAATACAAGGCAATCAGGGCCGTATTGCAGAACTCGAACGCTTAAATCAAGTGAAGGCTCGAACTATTCTCAATTTACATCAAGAAATTAAAGAGCTTAAAGCCTCTCATCATGGAGAAATGATTGGTCATGAAGTTCACTTAAAAAAGATCAAGCAAGAGCGAAACGAACTGCAAACCTTATACACCCAACAAGGCATAAACATGCTGAAGCTGCAAAAGCGGGTGGATGCAGTAATTATCGAAATTGAAAATATGTATTTATCAGGTGCCATTGGTTTTGACACGGTTAAGAAGTTAGAGCAAGCGCTCAAGGGGGAAGACAGTGAGTAATGAAGAATTATCCAAAATCGGAATGATGTTTATTCATTGGATTCAGGTTCATAGAGAATCTATCAATCGCTTTGAAGACTTTCGGAATTGTTTTGTAGATGACCCTGATGAGCCTGTGCACAGTAAAAAGGACTACAACAAAGCGTGGGAAATTCAGAAGGAGGCCTCTGTTTTGGGTAGTGAAGCGAAAAGACGCTATGAAACCTTACTTGAAGAAGTTGATCTTTATCTAGCGCGTGAAAGAACAGATGTGCTTAAGGAGAATGAAGCGTGAATTCAAAATTACATATCATGCAAGGTGTAGACTGGTCTAAATATGATTTGCCTGAATGGTTGCGCCAATTTGGTTATTGGCAAGGGGCAGTGATTCGCTTTGGTGGATCTACTGAAAATCCATTAGTAGGAGCGATTAAAAAAGCAAAACTTAGACTTAAGAAAGGGGATAGGGAAAAGATCGTTGCTTATTATCTCTGTGATGAAAATTTTATCGAGAGGCAATCTAAAAAACCTAATGTCTGTCTGATTACAGACGATGAAGCTAGGGCCGTTCAGCGCTTGATCATTGATATTTTAGACGGCTGCACTTCTGAGGCTATGCTTGATTGGATGGATGCAATTATAGAGCGTTATTTCAATCAAAAATCGTGGACTCAGTTAGTAACTCCAGAGCGAACGGCCATGGATGCAAAATACGATGTTCGTTGTGGCTTAGCAGCTTTGCACAATCGCTACCAGTTTATTAGATATAAAAATGGCTCAGTATAATCTAACTATTGATATTTATTGGTAATTCAGATAATTGTATGAAGATTGAACAACGGTGAGCAAGAATGATAGAAAATCCCCAACACTTTAATTTAATAACAAATTTTGAAGAAATCACATCTAGACCTAATTTTGTTGAAAAGGTGACGATTGCTAGGGGTGAGGATGTTCAAAACACTATCTCTGATTTAGTTGGTTTTTATGTGCTAAGGGATTTTGTTAGTTGTGGGATTTCTAGTTGTGGAAAGAAACATCAAAAAGGTTATATCGCAGCGCTTCATGATGGCAATGAAATTATCATTGGACATAAGTGCGGGAAAAAACACTTTGGTGTGAGCTTTGATGAAAAAGCTAAACAATTCAAGCATCTTAGAGACAATGCGAATCAATATCTGCAAATTAAGGCAATGTTTGAAAAGCTGCCACAGTTAAAGGAAAGTCTAGAAAGAATTTTGAACCAGTCGGGCAAAATGACATTCTTGCAAATAAAGATGGCAGTAAAGAGCTTTAAAGAAGATGCATTTGATTACTGGATGCGAAGGAGAATTGGACAAGAGGTAACAAGCAACGGATCTATTTTTATTGATGACTTCAAAACAGAAGAAGAAATCAATGCTGAAATCCTAAGTGGTAGAAAAAACATCTCAGACATCAAGCGGGTTTTGGTCGCAAATATTGCTGAATATGATGTTATCGCCACTTGGCATAATGCTGAAAGATTAAAGGACTATTTTGATCGACTGTACAGGGAAATCAAGAACCCTAACCAAATGGACGGGGTGGCAATTAAGGCATTATCTAAAAAGCTTAGACAGCATGACCAAAATTTAAGGGAGTTGGAGGATTTCATTAAAAGGGCCAATCGCTTATTTACCCCTGAAAACCTAGTTCAATTCGCCGTGTTATTTACAAAACCAAATGAGAAAAAAAATATCGAAAAATATGCAAATAAGTTCGCTTGAGCTATTGACCTGATCAGGGCTAGTGGTATTTTTGTGTTAAAGTTGTGCGAAGTGTAAATAAGGTGCAACTAAATTAGTAAGTAACCCTTGCACCATACGCAAGAAGGCGAAACTAGATTAAAGCCTGTCATTGAGTTGATGGGCTTTTTGCGTTTCTGGAAAGATAAAAATCTTATCTCGCGAGAGGTGCCATGTTGGGGCGCCTCTCAATTTTGCCGAACGGATTACGGCATATATGGCCCCGCTGAATACTAGTTATTGGCGGGGCTTTTATTTTTTCGGGGGATATATGAAAGCTAAAAAACTTTTAGAGAAGCTTGGTGCTAAGGGAATAAAAAAGATTCTTGAGAGTGCACACCAAGAAGCTGTTTATTTTGTGGATGAATGGAATGAGCATTTTAAGGTACATGGGTTTTACACAGATAAGTGTATTGTCGGTGTTCACAATCCACATTCACACTACAAATTGTCAGAATTAAAACAGGCATTGGGTGGCGAACATGGATACAAGCGAAGCTAAGAGAAATCTTAACAAATATTCGGATGAATTAAGCCGCTACCAGAACTTGTCTCGCACTGGGTTAAGCCGCGAAGAAATGCTTGTTATAGACCGCATCATAATGCGATTGAAAAACAAGATTAATAATTTACGGTCTATGTTGAATGCGTGACTCCAAACGATTAGCCGAAGTACGCAAGCTGCCATGCATGAGATGTGGTGCACCAGCACCAAGCCAAGCCGCGCATTCTAATTCTAGTAAAGACGGTAAGGGCAGATCCATTAAGGCTTGCGACTCTAAAACTGTTTCTTTGTGTTTCTCCTGTCATCATTTGTTTGATACCTACCAACTAGGCAACAGGCAGGAAAGCGAAGACTTATTTAATAAGTGGCTTAAGCGAACCAACGCAATGCTTGAGTCAGATAAAGAATTATTTTGAATTATAAATAACCCAAACAAACCCATTAAAAGCGGTGGGTTTAATTGGGTTTAGTCCTGAGCCAAAAGGCTCTTTTTTTGTGTCCATAAAAAGGAAGCGAGAAATGAAAACCAACCAGAAAGGCCAAGCTGATGTGGTATTAGCCGCACTTTGCTTTCTTGCCATTTTAATTGTCATTGTTTTGATTATGTTTGCATGGCCTCACTACAAGGTGTGGAAGCAGGGCATGAACGGTCAAGCACTATTGGCAGAAGCTGAACAGTCAAAAATGATTCAGGTCCAAACGGCGCGAGCTGAACTTGAAAGTGCTAAGTTACGAGCAGAAGCGATCAAAACTATTGGTCAGGCTGCAAAAGATTACCCGGAGTACCGTAAACAAGAGTTTATTGGCGCATTTGGTGATGCTTTACGTGATGGCAAAATTCAACAAATTGTATATGTCCCAACTGAGGCAAACATTCCAGTTTTAGAAGCTGGTAAACGTCCTGTTGTGGATGAATAAGGTATAGGTGGGAATATGGAACCAGCAACATTCCCAATCAATAGTTATTCAGGAATTGTTCAGGTAATTAACTATCTGAACAATAACCACTCCAAAGCAGCCGCAGAAGGCAAACCTTTAGTCGTTAGAATCAATCAGAAAGAAGACGATAGAAGCGCCGCACAAAACCGGCTTTACTGGGCTTGGCTTGAGCAGATCAAGCAAAAGACTGGTAACTCAAAGGATGACCTTCATTTACTTTTTAAGAAAAAGTTTCTTGCCCGGATCTATGTTGAGGGTCGGCAAGAGACTGCAGAAAAGTACATGGCTTTGCAGAACTTTAAAGATGTTATTCAAGCATTCGATGGACCTAAGCGCCGTCAACTTGAAAAGGATTACCAAGTTTTGGTCAATACCTTCATTAAAGACCACCTGCAAAGCAAGAAGGCCACCATTAAAGAATTCACCAAATATCTGGATAAGATCAACATCTATGCACATAGAGACTTGGGCGTGATGTTGATTATCCCGGATGACCTTAAGTGGTGTTATCAAAATGAGCAGTGATTCAAATTTGCATGATGTGGTGCTTAAGCTGATAGAGCAGACAAATGAGCTTATAGACCATAACAATAAGTTGACTGAACAAAACAATAAGCTTATCGAACAGAATAGCTTAATCATTCAAATCAATGCTGAACAGTCTGCACAACTATCAGAAGTCTTGGCAATGTTTGAAGATGATGAACCAGCGCCAAAGTCTAAATCATTGGATGGGTGAGCACGATGATTCCAAAGAACATTATTAATAATCGATTGGGTTTTTATGGATTGGATAATCTTGAGCAGCCGCATTTAATGGTTGAGATCGAAACTCCAGAAGTCCAGCGCAAACAATTGGAACTCCGTTTAGTAAGGCTAGTCCAAGAGTATCAACGCAAGGGGTTAGATATCGATTGGATATCCATTGATTTGCTTAATGGTGTAGATGCGCGAGTAAACTTAAATGAAACTCCAAACATTCAAGAACAAGTTACAGACGCTACAGGCACCAGCACAAACCCAGAAGAACCCTAAACAAAACAATTGGGGTTCTGGTCGTGGTGGCCGTCCGTGGCGCCGTCTTAAAGCTAAGATCCATTTGCGTGATGAGTGGACCTGTCAATGTTGTGGCATCGTCACTAAAGACTTAGAGCTTGACCATATCGTGAATGTGGCAAGAGGTGGAACGGATGATGAATCCAACCTCCAATCTCTTTGTGTTCCATGCCATAAGAAGAAAACCCAACAGGAAAGCAGACTATGACTACCCAAGATTTTATTACAGGTGAAGTGGTTACCTTGCTAGGTGCTTGGACTGACCTTATGACAGTTGAAAAGGTAGAGTATGGGAAGGTTTACTTTACGTCAGGCGATTATGCAGATTTAAGCAAGGTACGGCATGCAGAACCTGAAGAGATAGAAGCGGGTTGTAAGCTTTATTAAATATATTTGGGATGCACCAAAATGATGCAAAAAAATCCAGCAGGCAGGGGGGGAGGTCAAAAGTTCCAAGCCCTTCGCCGTTGGACACCGCCCCCCATCGCACGCACAAAAAAAATTCCCTTTCAGAAAAAGTTAAAGCAAAAAGTTAAAATCAAGTTAAAGGTAGAGCAATGGCATTAACAGAGAAAATGGAAAAATTTGCTCTTGCCATTGTTGACGGCAAGACAAATAAAGAAGCAGCAATTTCAGCAGGTTACGCGGAAAAAACTGCATCCGCCGCAGGTGCTCGTTTAGCAAAAGATCCTGAAATTATTGTCTATATTGAAATGTTAAAGGCTCAAAAAGAAGGACGGTCTTTAACATCTGATCATCCAAAAGTTAAAACTGCAGATATACCAGAAAATAGCGGCGAAGATGAAAACCCTATTGAGGAATTTCAGTTTGAAGGCGATGACCCTTTAGATTTTTTAATTAAGGTCATGAACTTCAATGGCAACAAGCTGCCACTAAGAATGCAGGCAGCAATTGCAGCATTGCCATACAAGCACGGCAAGGTTGCAGAAAAGGGCAAGAAAGAAACAAAACAAGACAAGGCAAAAGAAGCGACCAAAACTGGCAAATACGCCACGTTGGACAATCAGTTGCCTAGTTAAAATCAGAGGAACAAATGATGTCAAATGAAAAACAAATTGAGCAAGAAATCCAAGATAAGGGGTTAAATGCTCCACGTATCACACCTGATCATATCGATTCAAAGATTAAGGCGGTTCGCTTCATCAATGGCGGAGTTGCGCCAGATTATTATGCAGAAGATTATAAATATAATTGTGGTGCAAGTTGCTTAACTATCTGCATTCTGTCTTTAGAAAACGGATTTACAGTCACTGGCGAATCAGCTTGTGCTAGTCCAGAAAACTTTGACGAGAAGATGGGACGAGAAATTGCCTATAAAAATGCTCGTGAAAAAATCTGGCAACTTGAAGGCTACTTATTAAAAGAAAAGCTTTATCAAGCTGAGCTAGATAACCAATTTTAATATTCCGCCTTCGGGCGGTTTTTTTTATGGGCCATTTAAATGACTGCAAAACTACCAGACTGGACAACTGCTTGCCCAGACTGGGCAGATCGCATCGTTAAAGGTCAATCATTAATGCCATGTAAGCCACTTTTTCAAGATGTGGCTGATGTTGCTTTAAGAACATTTAATTCATTAAAAGTTGTAGATGTTCTGGATTCTCCAGAAATGGGGGAAATTGTTCGGGAGTGGGTAACCGAGTTTGTTGCTGCAATTTTTGGAGCCTATGACAAAAAGTCAAAACGCCGTTTGATTAATGAGTTTTTTCTTTTAATTCCTAAGAAAAATACAAAATCAACAATTGCTGCATTCATTATGCTCACGGCATTTATTTTGAATAGCAGGCTATCTGCTGAGCTCATCATTTTGGCACCAACGAAAGAAGTTGCCGACAACTCTTTTAATCCTATCCGGGATGCGATTAAAGCGGATCCTGAATTAGATGAAATGATGACCATTTCCGAGCACACCAAAACAATTACACATCAAGGAACGCAAGCAACTCTTAAAGTTGTTGCTGCTGATGACAAGTCAACAGGTGGTAAAAAAGCTTCATGGATTTTGGTTGACGAGCTGCATTTATTTCAAACCATGTCCAATGCTGGTTCGATGTTTCGTGAAGCAACTGGTGGTTTGGCATCTCGTCACGAGGGTTGTTTGATTTGGTTGTCAACACAATCAAAAGAGCCGCCTTGTGGAGTATTCAAAAGCAAGCTTGATTATGCCCGCGATGTTCGTGATGGGAAGATAATTAATAAAAAATTCCTCCCTCTGATTTATGAATTTCCCGATGAAATGATTGAATCGGAAGAATATAAGGACCCGGCAAATTTCCATATACCTAATCCAAATTTTGGGACAAGTGTTGACCCTGAGCAGCTATTAGATGATTTCGAAAAGGCAAAATATGCAGGCGAAGATGACCTAAAAGACTTCTATGCTAAGCGCCTTAATGTACAGATCGGCATGAACTTACGCGCTAATCGTTGGGCAGGTGCAGACTTTTGGGAGAAAAAAGAGGTTGTTTTTGACCTTGATTATCTAATTGAACAATCAGAATGCATCACTGTGGGCTTTGATGGTGGTGGCCTTGATGACCTGTTTTCAATGTATGCCATTGGACGAGACAAAAAATATCACACTTTATGGCGTGGTTGGTCCATGTCTTGGCTACATCCGATTGCTTTAGAGCGAAGAAAAGAAAACAAGCAAAGAATGGATGACTTTATAGCTGCTGGTGAACTGGTGATTGTTGAAAATATTGGTGATGACGTTTCACAAGCTGGTCTGATCTCCAAGCGAATTTTTGACACTGGCAAGATGCCTAAACAGGGTTTTGGTCTTGATCGTCTAGGGATGCCGTCACTTGTAGATGGCTTGTTAGAGTCGGGAATCCCTGAGTCTGCATTAATCGCCGTCAAACAAGGTTTTGAGTTGTCGGGTTATGGGATGACTTTAGAGCGCAAGCTTGCTGCAGGAACCTTTATTCCAGCTAAACAAGAGCTAGTTAAGTGGGCGGTTAGTAACGCAAAAGGAAAAATTTCAGGCAATGCACTAATGATTACAAAGCAAGAATCTGGCAAGGGAAAAATTGACCCCGTGATTGCAATGTTTAACGCCGCTGCTTTGATGTCAAGCAATCCTGAGCCTGCCAATCGCGTTGATATTGACGAATACTTAGAGGATGTCGTGATAGCATGAGTACCACACAAGAGCCGGGGTTTTGGTCCCGCTTCTGGTCACGATTGACTGGAAATACACAATTAAAAAAAGGCGATTCGTCTTATCCATTTGATAGTTATTTGTCACCCGGTGGATCGGTTGTCACACCAGAGACAGCTTTGAAACTTTCCGCAGTCTGGGCGTGTGTAAAATTAAGAGCTGAAACTATCTCAACTCTTCCTTTACAGTTGTACGACAACAATAAACGTCTTGCTACTGATCATTACCTTTACCGTATTTTGCACGATTCACCTAACGCAGATATGTGTGCAAGTGAGTTTTGGCAAGTTCAAGTTGCTTGTGTTGACTTATGGGGGAATGCATACAACCTTATTACAAAAGACTCAAGCGGAAAAGTAATTGCTCTTGAGCCACTTTTCCCGAGTGGTATGGTTGTAAAACGTAATGATTTGGGAGCGATTGATTTTCATTACACTGAAAATGGGAAAACAACAACCTATTCGGAAGACCAAATCTTGCATTTTAAGGGTTTTACTCTTGATGGACTCGTTGGTTTATCTGCTATTCAATTTTTTGCTCAAACCATAGGCATGCAGTTTGATGCAAATAATCAAGCACAGGACTGGTTTAAAAATGGCTTAAAGGTTGGCGGTTTTTTGGAGACTGGAGAGCAAACCTTAACTAAAGAGCAACGTGAACGGCTAAGGAATCACTTAAGCGAATTTAGTAAGCCGGAGAATGCAGGCAAGTACATGGTGCTTGAAGCTGGAATGAAACTTTCTGGCTCAAATAGCATTCGAATCAACCCAGTTGATGCTCAGTTACTTGAATCTCGGTATTTCGGTATTGAAGAAATATGCCGTGCCTTTGGTGTTCCACCTCAGTTAATTGGTCATACAAACAAAGCAAGTTCATGGGCTTCAAGTCTTGAACAGACTAATAGGGTTTTTTTGACCTATTCACTTAATCCGCAATTAGTTCGATATGAGCAGACAATCACAAAGAGATTGTTTTTACCAAGTGAAAAATACAAATACAGACCAAAATTTGCCGTTGAAGGCTTGTTGCGGGCCGATAGCGCTACTCGCTCAGGGTTCTACACAAACATGATTCAAAACGGTGTCATGACCCGTAA